CTAACAGATGAGTATAATGAGCTACCTGAAGCTGAAAAAAGAAAAATTAGAAGCCATAGATACATTAAAGATAAGTTAGCAAGTTCAGGTGTTTCGTTAGATGTTGTTAAACTAGCACTTAAAGCAGCAGGTATAAAACCTAGAGGAAGAATGAACCCTGCCCTTGTAATACCTGATATAGATAAGATAGAATAGATGGGAAGAACAAGCAATTTAGTAAATCCTGTGTTAAGAAAGAACACAGATTTAAACCCTCTCAACTACGATACTGAGGAACTATATCCTAATGATATGCCTAAGTTATCACCTGCTGATCTACTAGAGAACAAAGAATATCTTAGAGATATTAGAAATTATATGGATACTAGATTTGGCATAGGGTACGATTCTAGGTACTCCAACAAAGATGTCATGGACATGTTTCTTGAGAAACAACGAAAGTTTAAATCAGGAAACTCTTTGACTACACTCTCTGAAACAGCGTGGCTTGGAAGAGCAGACGCTAAAGACAGAGAGATTGCAGCAAAAGCATACTCCCACTTTGACAAATTAGGAAATCTCTACGGAGATCAAAACACACTTAGCGACAAAGTTCAAGGAACTTGGGATTACGCTAAGAGTGCTATTATTGACCCTGTTAACTTAATTAGTTTTGGTGTAGGTAGACTGGCATCTGGTGTAGGTGCTAAGACTGTAGCTAGGGTAGCTAGACGAAAAGCTCAAGCTATGTATGATGATGTGTTAAGAGAGGGTGGCAAGGGAGCTAGAAAAAAAGCTGAAGCTGCTAAGAATAACTTTATAAAAACTGCTATGGAGGGAGCTAGTAGTACTGCTGCTCTTAACAGTAAAGCTAAGAAAGAAGTATTTGGTGCAGCAGCAACAGATGCTACACTGTCTATGGGTATTGACGTAGCTTATCAGAATGGTCTAATACGTATAGGTCAGCAGGAAAATATTAATGAATTACAGGTTGGTCTATCTGCTTTAGGTGCAATGATGGGCGGTGGCTTATCTTTAGCTAGTGTTACAGCTAGACGAAGAAGAGAAGCCAAAGAAGGCATATATTCTGGTATTGAAGAAAACTATATTGCACAACAACAAAAAGGTTTACGGAAAGCTGCTACTAATTTAACTAGAGACTTAAATAAGATGGTTGCAGAAAGAAAGCCACAAAGAGTAATAACTCCTATGGAGGAGAAAGGCAAGTTAGCTGCTAAACAAGCTGCTGACGCTAAAGCACCTGTTACATTAGACGAGAATATATTTTTTACTAGGTTTTTATTTGGTGACGGTGATCAAATAAAAGGTTTTGTTTCTAACTTGTGGGATGCAGGAGTACGATGGGAAGGTAAACGATTTAAAGGTGACGGTATAACTAATTGGTTAACTGATGTTATAGCAGGATCAGGTGACATTAGAGGCTTTGGACAGGTATATAAATCTCTTGAAAAAGTCATAGGTAAGAACGGTAAAAATCTTAAACTAAACGATGATACTATTGGATTAGACATACCAGATTATAACGAAGCCATGAAACAATGGGCAACTACGAATAAGTTAGACTACAATACATTAACAGATTCTGATAAGTTAAAGTTTTTTTCTAACAGAATGATGCACATAGCCTCACGACAAGGTAAATTCTTTCAAGGTTTAAGTCAGGCGGCTAAGAAGCTTGGTGGTAAGGTAGATGATGTTACAGTAGATGCTTTTGCTAAAGAAGAGCTTACAAAAAGTTTAACTGAGAAAGCACTTGATAGAGCAGGTTACGTGCAAAGCACAGTCATTCGTAATATTGTTACACATCCAGGAACTACAGCATTGAACTTAACTGGTTGGAGTGCGTACTCATTAGCTCAATCTGCAACGGATACCATTAAAGCTGTGTTATATGCACCAGTTGAAGCTTTAGGAATGTTAAACTCAACTGCCAATGCTAAACAAAAAGCTAGTTACTCTAGGGCATTAGTTAGAGCGCAAGGTAATAAGTTAAGAAATTTGTTAAATCCTGAAACCACTATAGAAGAGTTTAAATCTTACATGTCTGTAAGACCTAGTGCAGGACGAGATTTAATGAGATACTTAGCAGGTGGTGTAGAAGAAGTCACTGCTGAAGATGCTGCTCAACGAACAAAACAGTTTATAAAACAATTTGGTTTTGATCCTATGGAAAGTATGGCAGGTAGATCAGCAGAGCGATACACAAACTTTTTTCAAACCTTATACGCAGTTAAAGGTCAAGACGTTGTTACTAAAAGTGTAGAGTTTATGTATAATATAGAGAAAGGTTTAGCTAAAGAGTTTGGACAAACATACTCACAGTTTGTAAATCGTAAAGACTTAGTTAAGTCCATGAACACTGATCAGTATTTAAAGCTAGAAGCTAAAGCTGTAGAAGATACACTTAGATCAGTGTTTAGTAAAAGGTTTGGTAAAGGACGATATAACTTTTCTCAAGCTCCTGTTAGATCGTTAGCTAAAGCTATTGAAGAGTTTAGAACAATACCTGTGATAGGTTTAACCATGCCGTTTGGTCAATTCTTTAATAACACTGTAGCTTTCATGCACGATTTTAGTCCTTTAGGTATAGGACGAGGTATATATAAACTTTTTACTGATGAGACAGCAGAAGAAGGTCTTGATGCCATGATAAAAGGTTCTATTGGCATGACTGCTGTAGGAGCGTTTGCTCATAAAGAATTAAAAAATATAGAAGAAGGATTAGCTTGGTACGAAGAGAGAGAAACTATAACAGGAGGTTTAGGAACAGGTGTTGTAAGAAGTAGACAGTATGACTATCCCTACTCTGCGTTTAAAATGGCAGGTAGAATGGTAGCTCACTTGCAGAGAGGTGAAAGTATACCTAAAGAACTTATACAAACAGCGTCAGATACATTTGGTTTAGGTCAGGTGACTAGACAGCTTGGTGCTTACGAAACTGGAGCTTTTAAATTAGTAGAAGCTTTAGCTTCAGGAGAGCTAGAATTAAGTGTTGAACAAGCAGGAAAGGTTTTAGGAACAACTGCATCACAAGCTTTGTCAGGCATAAGTAGACCTCTTGATCCTGTCAATCAAATAGTTGCTATAAGTAGAGCAGATAAATATAAAAATATGGATAGGAGACAAGGCAATAAAGTTTTTAACAACTCTATTCGCTACGTTGATAACGTCTTTAATGCTCTTGGTTTGGAGTTTGCTCCTGAAAAGTATAAAGCTTTGTCAGGTCAAAAGGATCGTGCGCCAATAGGCAGGATCGTTGGTTTTAGGGAAGTACCGAAGCATAGTAGTATTGAGAAGATGTTTAACATGGTAGGTAGACCTCAATGGAGAGCAGGGTTCTACTCTAAGGTTGAAGGTGCTGACAATAGACTAAATGAGATAGTGTTTAAACACCTAGAAAGAAATGCAGATATGCTATTAAATGTGAAAGGTTTTGCTAAGAAGCCTCAACAAGCTAAAGTACACCTCGTTAACGAAACTGTAAAGTTAGCTAAACAAAAAGCCAGAGAAGAACTAGCAGCTTCACCAGTATACATAGACAGAAAACAAGAACTAATGTACAAGCTTGACAAGAAACACAAAGAGATTAATTTAAGGAAAGCTGTAAAACATTTTACTAACGCTGATGAGCTTGAAGACCTAGACATAAAACAGCTACAGCTTTTAGATGCTATGCTAGAAGAAGAAAAAATAACTGCAAGAAAGATGTTAAGCTAACGTCCGTAGAACTGTGTCACAGCTTTATTAGTAGAATCAAATAGATACCAACAACAGTTATCCTTGCCTGTCATCTTACTATCTGGTATCCACTTCACTCTCCCAACACTAACGATCTTAACGAGCCAATCCATGTAGGGTTGGCTTTGCTTTGTGTGACACCAATCAGCATCAAACAGTAGCCAAGTAGGGCATTGCAAAGCGAAGTGGTCTATCGCTAGATGCAGTATACTTCTGGTCCACGGTGGGTTTGTGATTACAAATGTTGTTGCACTAGTTGGGGGAACAGACACCTTAAACATATCTTTAGTTTGTATCCACTCTTGTTGAGGCTCAATGTCACTGTACACTACACCCTTACCCTTAGTGTGCTTATTTATCCATTTAACTAAAGCTCCATCACCTGCACAAGGCTCTAAGTAATAGAACTTAGTCTTAGGTAAATGCTCCACTAAAGGTAGAAATGCTTCTTCAGGAGTAGGGTAAAAGTCTCGTTCAATCCTGTCGAAGTTGCTTCTCTTGCCCATCTCTTGTTTTCCTGTTCACAAAGTCATCTGCTTCTTGTTGTAAGCTACTGTTTTCTTTAGTCTTTTTGTCTTTATAGAATTTCTCAACCTCTCTTCTAAGCTTCTCTTCTTCTTGTTTCATTGTCTTTAACCCTTTGTAGTCTTTTAAAATAGGCAGCATTAAAGCCACGCTCCCACTCACGATGCCCACTTGTGTGCTTCCTGTATGGGTTTCCTTTTAAGTTTAAATACTTAGGGTACTTATCCATATAGCCCTTCCAAAAAACATTAAAGCCTTTATCATACGGTGTTAACATAATTATGCTCCTATATCTACTATTTCACAAACATCACCACTACAGGCATACGTCTGTGTACCTGCTGTAGTGTCTTCTTTTTCATACTCCCCTAGCTGTGACCAGTTTATATCGTAAACAAACTTGCTACACATATCGTTATACTCTTCTTCAGTACACTCTTGATAGGGTGCTTGTTGATATGAATGGTCTGAATGAGGTAAGAATGACACACCTGACATCTCATCAAAGTGTTTAAACACAAACGCTCCTACTTCCATCCACTCCTCATCTCGCACAGAAATGGTCACTGAGGGCTTGTGTTCACACCAGTACCTCTGGTACGTCAACCACGTTTCTAGCTGCTGTACGGCTGTTAAATCGTTTCTGGTGACACATCCTTTAGGTGACTTAACAGGAAAGCTAAATATCGTAGTGTCATTAGGTTTTGAAACGCAAGGCTCAGAGGGTACACCTTGATTTACCATAAACTGTGTAAGAGGGTCTTTGTTATCGCCTCTTACGGTTCTGATATAGTAGTTACTGTGTCTAGCGTGGATACCAGAAGCACTATCTACAAGCTGTGACACTGTTCCTGATGGTTTAACGCAAGTTATAGCAGTTGATGGAGGTATACGAAAGATCGTTGACCACTCTCTGTTAGTCTCTACTGCAATCTCTCGCAAGGCTTGTAGTGTTTTTTCTAAGCCTTCTTTGCTACCGTTTGTTAATGGGTTATCCATAATGCCTGTAAGAGACACACCTAACAGTCTTTCTTCTTCTGTATTATTCTTCCATACCTTACGAAGATAAGGAAATTCAGTTAAGGTAGCCTGTGCTGTGCCAAGTATGGTAGCTAAAACAACTTTTCTTTTTAGATCATCAAACCTATCGCCTTCTCTAATGACAACCTCTGTTAAGTTACAAAACTGGTAAGGTCTTAGTATAATCTCACTACAAGGGTTAGTTCCAAAGTCGTAGTTAGCATCTCTGCGTCCATACTTTTGTACTTGGCTCTTAGCTGACACTCTATTGAATATACCTCTTTCTCCTGATTTAGATTCAATTAAAGCAATCCACTCTCTCATAAATGTCTCTCCGTCTGGTTTAGCAGTATATGCAACAGAGTTATTAGACAGACCTAGATGTTTAGCATTATCCCACCACTTGCCTGACTTAGCGTGACGCATACGCAAATCACCTAAGTTAGAAAGGCTAATCATAGCAGAGCGTCTAACACCACCAACCACAACAACTTCTCCTATCTTACACATTAAAGAGTGACAATCATAGCTAGACAGCCTGTGTCCTACGTTTGCTTTGAACATTGCTACTGTAAAGTTGAATAGATCAACGAGAGGTGCAGGTCCACTTGCCCTACCACCAAACGTCTTGAGCCTAGCACCTGCAGGTCTTATCTTAGATACATCCCATGTTGGTATCTCGCCCATGTAAAGATGTCCTATCAACTTGCGTAGAGATTTAGCCCAACCTTCTTTACTATCTGCAACTCGTATAACAGTATCGCACTCTTCTAACTCATTAGGTATATCAGGTAGTTTGTTTACACAATCTCGCTCTACAGAGAAACCTACACCTGTGCCACACAATAGTATATACATAGCCTCATCAAAAGACTTAGGGTCATCTACAGGAAGATAACTACAGTTATACCCTGCAGTGTTATCTCTATCTAACGCTTTACCTGCAGTCATTAATGCTCTCATAGATGGCATAACCTCTAAGTTGTATATAGCGTCATAAATCTCTGCTTTAGGCAGACTGCCTTTAACTTTTGTAGCTATATAGTCTACGTATCTCTGTACAGTCTCATTCCATGTTTCTCTTCTCTGCTCGTCATCAAGCCACCTAGCATACCTAGATGTAGCTATAAAGTTTTGGTAATCTGTTGGTAGTGTGTTATTCATTGCTTGTCACCTTTATGTTTTTAATTTCTACACCGTCTGCATCAAACATTAATGTCTCTATTAATTCTTGTACACATTCTGTTTGACCTTCTTCATCAATAGATAGCACATTCTCTTCAGGGTCTACATCTAAAGTCATAAATACCTTGAACTTCATGCTACTAAATCCTTTAAATCAGGAGGCTCATAGTTTGGACCTTTTAGAACTTTACCGTCTTCCCTATATAAAGGTTTACCGTCTTCTCCTAACTTAGACATATTACTAGAGTGTACTCTGTTAAAAGCTATCTGTAAAGGAAGACCAAAAGCTACAGCCATACCAGATATAACGTACTGTAAGTCACACAGTTCTTTCAATAAGTTTTCTCTTACTTCTAATGTAGGCTTTCTACCTCTAGCTAAAGCTATAGACACTTGACTTATCTCTGACATTAACTCTGTAAACTCTTCTACAATTAAACTTCTCCGTAACTCCATACCATCTACGGTCATCACTTCATCTACAGGATGCCCAAATGCTTTGTGAAATTCCTCTAAACTGTCTTCTCGTGATTTATAATTCATATTCATTTAGTCTCCTTCTCTGTTATTAGTTTATTTAAGTACCACTGCGCCTTTTTCAAGTCCTCTACACCACCTTTATATCGGTATCGCCAAACGTATTTCAAGATGTTACCTTGTAGATAGTATTCGTATCCTTCATCTGTAGCGGCATGAATAGCATCAATACATTCTACGTTAGCTTTATTGTAATGTGGAGGGCTATTAACCATATCATCAGTCTCGTCCATTTTTATTCTTCCAATCTACATGTATTACGTTATCTTTTATTCCTGTTATTAACGGTGTGTCTTTTATTTCTTCACCTGTGTCATCATATATAGGAGCTAACGATCCATCTTCAAGTAGTTGCGTCCTTTTGTCTCTGACTTTCTTTAAGAACTCATCTTCTGTCTCTAGTAAAGGCACAGTAGCTGTAACTAATGTTAACATCTCTAGCATCAAGTATCGTGTTCGCTCATCCCAATCATTGTCAGAGTCGTACAATACTCTTATGCCTACCTGCCCTGAAAATTCTCCATCTTCTTCATCTTCTGTAGGAGTGAATAGTATGACGTATTCGTTCTTGTCGATCTTCATTATATTGCCCTTTTCTTTTTGAAGGGAAGAACCCCTAGTTGTACTCGCTTTTTTCTTTCAGTCAACCATTTTTGTGGAATAATTCTATGAGCATATAAAAAATTATTTTTATTGCACCAATCTGAGTATCGGCTCTTTGATCCTTTATATAACTTAGCATTTGCATTACTAAAGATAAGTCTTATGTCTAACTTAGGGTATTGTTTTTTAATACATAGATGTTTTCTTCTGTCATCCGAATCAAATATACCTTTAGTTTCAATGATTATACCATTATCTAAAATAAAATCAGGAGTGTAATGTCTGTATCTAAGGTCTTCCCACTCTATCTTTAATAACTCGTATCTAACTTCTTCTTGACACGACTTTAAGAAAGCAGCAACCTCTTTTTCTAGACCACTCCTGTATCTAAATTTATTATGTTTACGCATTTGCTAGATGCGTATAATATACTGTAGGGGGAATCTTGGACTTAGATACTTTAGAAGGTAAAGCCTGTAAGTTTTCCCAACACTTATTCTTGTATTGGCAAAAACTACACTCTACACCTAGCTTTCTGTTACCACTAGGTTTTCCGTAGTAGCTCTCTGCTTCATCTTCAAAGCATCTTTTAAAGGGTTCATCGTTCTCCAAGTACGCAACGGTGTCCTCTATCTTAGTTAATTCTTTTTCTGTGTCTAGGTTCTCAGCTTCAACGTATTTAAAGCTACCTGTATTCTTATTAATAACCCACCAACCACCTACATCTTTGTCTGCTGCTTTAGCGTAGCCTGTAAGTTGAGCAACATAGCCAAAGCTATCTCCGTTTTTAAGGGTGGTAAAGTCTTTAAATTTATTATCGTAAGACCAAGATGATGCAGATTTAATATCATCAATCTTATTGTCTAATACCATGTCGTATTCGCCTTTAATGTTAGCGTGTTTAGTTTTTAAAACAACCTGTCCATTATCCTCAAACTTTACTTTAGAGGCTCTCATCAGTCCTTTGAAAACAGCTTCAACTATATCGCCTAATAACATGTTAATTAAAAAGTAAGGTGAGAAAGGTTCTTTATCTTCTGGACTATTTTTATCAAACCAAAGCTGACACTTCTTTCTACCTATGTTTGACATACGCAATTTAAACTCGTTACGAGATGTACTTCCTGCGAACTGACGAGCTACAGCTTCCTTAACATCTAGGGCTATTTTGTCGATTATGGTTTGATCTACTTTAGCTTTTCCTTTAGTTGCTTGTTCTAAGAAAGCTAGTATCGCCAGTTCTGCAGGATGGTTCATGCTACTTACCCCTCGTCAACATCAACTATTGAGCCAACAATATCAGAATCTTCAGGGGATAAAGTTTCTTTATTGTTCTCTTCCCAATACCTGAGTATCACAGTGTTAGTAGAATGCACCCAATCAACAAAGTTGTTTAAAACCTCGTTATCATCACTAGTAACTTCAACATCTTTGCCTACTTTACCTGTAATGACACCATAAGTTACTCCTGTAGGTATACTCTTAATCTCACCTGATAGTAAGACCTCGTAGTGGATAGGCAACCTATTCTTCTTTTGAATAGAGGAGTAAAGGGAGTCAAGGTTCTTATAACTCTCTCTATTCTTGACGTTCATAAAGAATGGAAATTGCTTTACCTCAACAGGATTACCGTTTTCATCCATAGCTTTGTCGAGTGTACACAAGCCAAGTATAACTTTGACTCGCTTAGTTTGACGCATAAGTTCCTGTGTCTTGGGAGGGAGAGACTTAAAATCCTCAACGTAACCTGAAGGTCTGCCACAGTTAATACCACCATAGTTGTCCTTTAAGTCTTGATTGAGAGATTTTGCTAACACAGTTTTTAACATGCGTCCTTCTTTACCATCTCCACCTTTATAAGCTCCATCCCACCTATGGAATTGAAACCTCTGTATAAAAGGTCTGATGGTAACTGTAGGACTGTAGTATACACTACCGTCAGGAAAAGTAACAGAATAAGATGCAGCTTTAATAACTGCTACCTCCATATCTTCTCCGTCTACATTCTTTGTACCCATAATGGGTTGATGTATCTGTTTTAGTTCTGCTAAAGCTGATCTTGTAGATACACTCGCAGTTGATACACCCATTATATCAGCTAATGCTGCAGGGTTACTTTCGATTACACTTAATTGATTATCCATATATTTACTCCTTTTTAAATGATTCGCTTATTATACACTATACATCTTTTGTGTCAAGCCAATTATTACCTATTTTTGCTTCAAGCAACATTGGCACATTAACATCAATGTCATAATATGATTGTATGATTACTGATAGCTTGTCGTTAATGTCTTTAATTATACCTAAAACTGCGTCCTCTTCAGCAGGGTGAACATCTAACACCACAGAATCGTGAACAGTATTTACCAGTAGACTATGCAAATTGTCTATCTCTAAGTGCTTCTCTATCTCTAAAAGAATAATAGGAACTATGTCTCCTGTTGCAAACCCTTGAACAGGGTAGTTCTTTATCATAGTAAAGTGTGATGGAGTTCCGTTTATCCTTCTCTCTACGTCAGGGAAAGCATACTGTCTGCCTGATGGTGTGGTTATCTTACCTAAGTTAACAGCCTCGTTGCCTAACTTCTTATGCCATTTCGCTATCCCTTTGTACTTAGTAGTAAAATGTGTGTAGTACTCAGCCTCTGCTTTGCTCCTGCCGTACCCTGTAGCTCCGTACAAAGGTGCAAAGGTATGAGCTTTAGCCTCCTGTCGTGATGTCGGTTGACCTGCATCAGATATAACTTTAGCTGTATAGCTATGCACATCAAAGCCTGTTTCAACTTCTTGCATAGCCGTTTTATCTTGTGATAACAAAGCAGCAACCCTAAACTCTAGCTGTGCAAAGTCAGCCTCAAGTATCTTTCCCCCCTCCCATCTAGATACAAACACTCGCTTAACAGGAAACGTACCACCTCTAGGCATGTTCTGCATGTTAGGGTTTCTACCTGAGAATCTGCCTGTAGCTGTAACGTGCTGTGTAAGACCTACATGTAAGAAACCATCAGGCTTAGTAAAGTTGCTTATACCGTCAACAAAACTAGACAGATAACTAGATACAGCACTCTGACGTTTAAAGTCGTTTAAAAACGCATGAGCTACATCCATTCCTTTTGTCTTAGCAACAGATATAAGTACATCTAAATAGTTCTTGCTTGTTGTAAAACCATTAGCACTAACCCATGCCTTATTAGGAGGAGCAAAGCCTAGACCTGCTATAACATTAGTTGCTACAAAGTTGTAGCCTGTAGAATTACAAGCAGTACATTTGGAGGGTCTAGCGAATGACGTTCCATCTTTTTTAGTTTTGTATATTTTGCCTGTACCTCTGCACTCCTTACATGTATATGCTTTAGTTCTCATTATCAAGTCACTGTTAGCTTTGTACGCATCTACAAACTCTTTTTTATCACTAGTAAATTCAAATAAGTCTACCCACTCTTTCTTGTTGTGTATTTTCCTAGAGTATATAACCTGACTAACTTGCTCTGGAGAGTTTAAGTTAATGGGTGTGTCTCCCATAAGTGTTCTTACCGTAGCATTTAATCTAGTTTCTATCTCAGCAAGTTCTTGTTCAAACTGTTGACGCACCCTGTCTAGTGCATGTTTATCAATCTTAAATCCATTCATGTACATCTTAGTAAGAGACTTGCAAACTTCATTGCTTATATCCCTAACTTTATGAAGAGACTTTGCCTCTGGTGTACCAAACTCCTGTTCTAGTCTGTGGTATAAACATTTTGTTACATTTAAGTCTTGCTCCAAATAACCTGACAACTCAGCTAATGGTATCTCATTAGTGTTGTATCCGTCAGCAAAATACTTCTTCAGTGTATCTTGTTTTTGATAGCCTAGTTCATACCTGTCTGCACAAGCTTCAAGAGACACAGAGTTCTTTTGTCCTCTTTGTAGTATATACTCAGCCAACATGGTATCGTAGACAGTGCCATCATATTTAAAACCACAAGACCACAACCACTGCAAGTCGTGCTGTAAGTTGTGTCCTATCAGGAGTGTCGTTTTATCTAGTACAGCTTGTAGTTGTTTCTTCTGCGAACCATCCGTGTCTTGCTTCTCTGTGTGGTCGTAAGTAAACACATGAGGTTTGTTACCATCAGCGTTAAGAACACCCACTTGAGTGAGAGTATTAGATGGCTCAAATGGATCTAAATGGTTCTTACCATCTCGCTTAGTTGTTGTGTTCTCTACGTCTAACACTAGCCTCATGCTGTAAACCTCGCCCTCTCACCGTCAAGCTGAACAGTGACAACACCATGCCATCCTCCTTTAAGTTTATTTTTAGCTATAACTACATGACGCTCCGTGTCCTCGTCCTCCTGTCCTTCTACTGTAGGGTTCTTACTGATAAGTAACATAAGGTCAGCCTCTGATGCCTTGCCTGTCTTACTACCTTCCAACATAGATTGGTCTACCATAATCTTACCTTCAGCTTCTGCTGAAAGCTGAGACATCCACAAGATAGCACAGTTGTATTGTTTAGCTATGTTCCTTGCATGTATAGCGGCTTCCTTCAAGTATATGTCAGATCGTTCTCCTGTTCTTGGTGCAAACTTATCTCCCATATCTAACACTACAATGTCAGGGTTCATAGCTTTAACTGCAGACTCAACCCATGCCATGTCTTTACCTGTCGTATCTTTAACATATATATTTTCTCTGACAGGTTTATATCTAGCTGAAGCTAATGTGACATTCTGACGCACCTCATCCATGCTCATATTAGTTGCTGCTGAGAGATACCTAGCACCTACTCTGTCGTATGCCTCTTCATTACATAAGATAATACATTTAGCACCTTGCTCTGCAAAGCCTCCTTTTGAAGCTATCAAAGATGCGTGAAAGCTAGTCTTACCTGTGTTAGGTCTAGCACCTATGATAACAAGATGTCCACCACTTACACCCTCAACTCGCCTTTGTAGGGTGGGTACGTTAAACTTCCATTGACACTGTATAGCGTTAGCTTTCAACAAAGCATCTATGCTCATATCCTCCCACTCAATATTTAAGTTAGGTAAAAAGTCATCTTGGTATGTACCCAGTAAGTTCCGTAATGGTTCTAGTGTACCCTTGTCACCATTAACGTAGTCAAAACCTAAGTTAGCTATCTCTTCTCCTACCATCTGTTGAAACAACTTAGAGAAAACTTGCTTAGATATATCTTGGCACATAGGCTTCTCGTTCTTCAACTTATCGAATAGCTGATTGTATGATTCTTTTGTCGCTGTAGTCATTGTTCTATTGTTAGTCATAAATAACCCTTGCAACTCCGACACAGATAAATCTTTATCAAAGGTTTTCATTGCGTAGTCTACCGTCTGTTTAATCTTTCGTACATCCTTAGTGAACAGCTTGTCAGGGCATCTAATACCCTTATGGTCTTCATAGAAGTCCTTGTTCATTAAGCTACGAATTAATGATAATTCCATTATATTCTCTCCTTATGCTTGTTTAAATAATCTATTGCTTTCTCTAGTATGCTTACGTTATCGTCAAAACCACCCAACGCTCTGTTACAACTATGGCACAGCCAACCTCTAAATGTGCTAGTGTCGTGACAATGATCTAGTACCCACGCTCCATTCCTCTGTCCTCCTTTACCTGCAACCTCTGTTTCTCCTCTACAGCATACAGGACATACGTAATCCTTGTCAGGCATACCGTGCTTATCCCTTAGTGCATCTCTAACTTTCCTAAGTTCGTTGTTACATTTCTTACACTCAGGTCTTAAAAAGTTTGCACCAGACGATACACTAAATTTATTTAAAGGTAAAGACTTATTACACTTACTACATGTTTTAGTCTTACCATCTGAGTTTACTAAATCATAATTCTCAAGTTCAAATAAATCAATCTGCTCCATGCACTATCCCCTGTAGTTTTTTAATGTCGTTGTCTCTTTTATATTTTAGATCGTCTTCAATTCTACAAGCTATTACGTTTGAGTTAATGCAATATGACTTTAACTCTTTGGTGTAAGCTACTGTTTTACTTGCCGCATCTGGATCTAAAGCTACTACTATAGTTTCAAATCCTTTAAGGTAGTCTTTGTGTTTATCATTTAGGGATGTGCCTAATATTGCTATCCCTGTAACCTTTGGTATTTCTGTGGCTAGAACTGTAGCTGAGATAACATCTTCTACTACAACTCCGACTGATATATCCTCACCAATCCTGTAGTGATAGTAATTAGCTAACTTATCGTAACGCAACCACTTAGGAAAGTTATCGTGCAAAGACCTACCAATAGCTCCAACCATTCTGCTCTTCTCGTAGATAGGAAACACTGCTCGTCTGTCTTTAACATCATAATAAAGTGCGACATTTTGTAGCTCCCACCTGTTAATAAACCTTTTCATAGATGCGTTAGATATATCTTTAGTTATATACTCAGGTAAAACAAAATCTTCTACCATACGATCTACTATATCATTAGCCATGCGTTGTAATATATTAGAAGTTTTGATAGCACCCTTAACTGCACAACTATTTCGGTAGCAGTTGTAGACAAGAGTGCCATCTAGGTTAGATACACTAAACTTTTTATATCCACCACACTCAGGACAGTTTAATGTTAAACTTTCTCCGTACTCTAAGGTCAAAGACTCCACATATTCTCTAGCAAGACTAGGCATGTTTATAGTCTCCTCTTCTGGACAGAGCATTATTAGCTGATGTAAAGGTGTGTCGTAAATACGGCTTCATAGAATTAGGGTTTGTGTGTCCACTTACTGCCATAATTTGAGTGCTATCAACACCTGCCTCCACCATCTCTGTAATTGCTGTCCTACGCATGTCCATAGCTTGTAACTCACTAGGTAAGCCACAGACAGCCTTTACCTCATTTACAATGGGTGACACTTCAATATTAGTATAAGCTCTGTACGCACCTCCTATGGGTCTTACATGAGGTGCAACGTATTTCTGGAAACCAAAGTCCTCTTGTTGTTGTTGCAGCATTTTGTACAAATTATCCTCAATAGGTAGATGAACTTCTGCTCTTTTCTTAGATTGTGTAAGGTCTAATCGCCTAGCTTTAAAGTTAATATTATCCCACTCAAGCAGTCGCATATCACCTACTCTCTGTGCAAACTCATATGCCATGTGTACGATAAGACCTATGCTTCTCCACTTAAAGTCAGAGTATGCCGTATCTAAGAATGTTTTAACTTGGTCAGGTGTCCACATAGTCTTACGAGGTTTCTCCGTCATACGTTTAATAGCTTTCATAGGATTGACTATAAGATAGTCTAACTCTTCTGCCATGTTTAACACTATTGATAATGTTGTAGCAGTTATGTTAGCAGTCCTAACTCCCCTTGATAGCCATTCTTGATAGGCAAACTTACAAAAGGCTTTACTAAGTTTATCTAACCTAACATCACCTAACGATTTAGTTTCACTCACTTTAGTTCCTAATGCTCTGTTTAAACAATACTCATAGTCTATCTGCGTTCTACTCCTTAAAGCTAGATACTGCTGACTACGATAGTAGTATTCAACCATGTCATTCAAAGTTTTTATTTTAGTTTTGTTCGCCATTTAATCCAAGACTCCATACAATGTCCGTCACCTAATATAAGATCAATCAACCAGACTAAGTTAAGTTTATCTTCCTTCTTTCGTTGCCAGTTCCTAGTAGAAAATGTTTGATTTACTTTTCCACCTAACAAAACACTGAACAACATACTGCTAGTAATAAATACTCTGTACCAATATTTCTTAAAGGAAAGAAAAGAAAAAGAAAAACATGATAGCAAAGGATGCAAAGCCAACGACATAATCTTTAATTTTATTTGTTTCATTATCCATACTCCTACTCGCCAATCTGAAATAGAACATATCTTCCATGCTCTGAGTTAAACGGTATAGCTATTCTTTCTTCTTCTACAAACTCAGGCTTATACTTCCACCAATGCCCTTGCTTATACCTCTCAGCTACCATCTCATTAAAATCTGCATGGTGTATACTGAAAGCTACTATTACTGTCGCTAAAAATCCTTCTGCTATTCCTATCATATTAATTCTCCTCTTCTTGTTTAATTATATTGTTAAATCTATCTACTATATCATTAATTAAGTCTTCTTCTTCTGCCCACTCATCAAAGTCTTCATCAAGTAAGACTGATTCGTTTAAGGTATCATAGATCTCTTTCATTGTCAAACTCCCTTCTGTTTAGCTTCTTAGGTTTCTGTTTCTTTTTGTTAGGGATGACCATAGGACTCTTTCGCTTTTGCAACATAGCTCTAGCTACAGGGTTGATTGGTCTAACTCCCATTGTTTTCTTTATCATTGTCTCAACCCATCCCATCCCATGACCGTAGCATTTCTTTTTCTACTTTATCTATTACTTCTTTCTTTGTGTGACCAAAGTATATGGTATCATTGTAAGTCAGCATAAAGCTAGGCAGTTGAGCATCATAGTGTTTATTCAACTTCTGGTCTAACACTTTTGAGCCTAGCTCTTGTCTCAGCTTCGATCTTAGCTTTGAGTTTCTTCTTTCGCTCATCATTCTCCTCCCTAGTTATGAACTCAAAGTTCTTTACATTACGCATCTGCCTAGCTTGTCTTATATAAGCACTCTTCTCAGCTTGGTCTACACACACCACAGTCAGAGGCATGACCTTAAACATCTCCTTCATCTTCTGTATCTCTTTTTTGTAGTCCTTCATGTGCTTCCTCCTCTGTGTCTGCATCCATAATTGTTTTTATCATGTCAGCCTTCCACCCATCTATATAACGTAGGTCAGCTATAATCCTCCTCTTTGCTAGGTCTATGTGTGCTTCTTCTTCTTTCTTCTTCGCCATATTATTACTCCCATTATTATATATGTTACAACAGTGCATACAATGTAGATGAGTATAGCATTACTCTTCCATACTAAAACATACTGTAACAGGTCTAGGTGTTTTAGTAAACCCACTACGAATATCATTACAAAGTAGCCTATATAGATAGACACTAGTATCAGCCATACTGCATCCATATTATCACACCTATAAAACACACAACTAAAAATATCATATACCAATCATTAGGGTCTTTGTCATTCCAATAGCTCATGTTCTTTTTCCTTAAAAATAAATTTCTTATTGCAGTACCCACAGATAGCTTCACCATCTTTCAGTCTATAATAGACTCTTGGGTGGTCATCTTCACACATGACAGTCTCTGTGTCTACATATTCCACATTCATCATAACCTCCCTATCAGGCGAACTTCACCTGACTGTTCGTAGCCACTCTGACCAGTGAACGACACTTCAAAGTCACTATCAAAGCTCATCCAATAGTTTTCTTTTGGTGTTCCTTCCTCATCATAGTCTGTTTCTTCAATGACCCTGATGGGTAAGTCCTTTGCTTCTGGATGTTGTTCCACAAGACTCTGTAGTGTTTCTAATAATTGTTTTACGTCCATGTTTCTTCTCCTCTAATTTTTACAACCTCACCAGTGTTCCACTTGTCAGCTTCCACTTGTGCTTCCTCCCTTGTGTCAAACAATTTAATAGGTGTGTCGTTAGTCCACATAGCACCACATCCATCCCTTACATAGTCAGAGCCATCCTCCTCAAATGGTTCAATCATTACTGCGTATTTACTCATCATGCGTGTTCCTCCCACATATGTAATGACTTGGGATAATCAACAACCCAGTAACCTTTATCTTTATCATAGTATTCTACAACCTCATGTACATCACATTTTATTTTATCTTCCTCTTTATAAAAATTTATATCAAATAATGTTTCATCAGGGTTAAGCTCATCATCACATGAAACATTGCCATCAGTGTCAAGCACGTAACCATACATAACATCACAATCTGTGTGAGGGTCTTCTTCTAGCCATTCTTTAAATGTTTTTCTAATTTTATCCTTATCAAGAATGACCCTGCTAAGTTCCAACAGTTTCTTATGTTGTGCTTTAGATAATTGTAATTCACTCATCTATCCAATCCCTTTCATCTTCTTCTTCTCTAGGGAAGTATACATCTACATGACTCTGACAGTTAGGGCAGTGTAGGTTGCTAACTATAAGCCACTCTACACTATCCTCGCAGTCGTGATCTCCTCCCCAGATTAGTTCAGTTTGACAGTGCCAACAGTTCATTCCCTTTCCTCCTCCTCTTGCACCCAATCAAAATAGTCTGCACTTATCATTAATTTATAGCTATCTTTGATGTTCTGTGATGGCTGATTTAC